GGACTCCTTATCAAAGACTTTCCAGTCAGGCTTCTTGTCGAATTTCTTTGAGATGAATGCGCCGCCGTCTTTCCAGAGTATTCTATTATTTGGTTGGAAAAATAGTTGGTTTACAGGCTCTCCGTTGCTAGTTGATAGCCCCCATATCAGATGCCCACACTTGTGACCTCCTGCCATTTCAGAATAGCCGTATGGAGCATCTGGGTTGTCGTGCCAATCAACTGTAAACAAATATTTGCCATTCACCCATTCACGGTTCTTTAACTGTATCTTGACTGTTGAATTTTTGTGGTACTCGTATCTTGTGACTGATAAACAGTTAGAATAGCAGTCCCAAAGCTGGAGCCAATCTAGTGGATAGTTTTGGTGGATTGGATCATTTACAAGATAGTGAATAGGCACTCTATCGTGACGAGAACCATACTCTGTCATTATTTGAAAGGTTAGACATCGTCTTGTTAAGCTTGTGATGCCAAGAACCTCGCACAGAACATAATCTGTAGTTTTGTTCTGGTCGTTGTAAAGAAAGTCGCTTTTTAAATAAGCGGCAAAGACAGGTATGTTTGCGTTAAGATAAGGCATTATTGCTCGTCGTAATAATCGTAGTAACGATCAAGCTGATCTTTGGCAGAAGCCTTCCGCTTCTTTTCTGAATACAATCTATTGTTCTCGCACCAACTACAACTTCCATGATTTCGGCAAGATGAGTCCCAAGCCTTGGAGTCACGGTATGGTTTGCGCTTTTCTTTATTGTATTTAATGGCTTTTTCTAGAGACATAGTAGTTGATTATCCTTTCTGAAATTTCTTCTGGTTTTGGAATGCAGCGAAAATTAATATTTAATGGGCAAGTTTGCGCTCTGAATTGTCTTAAACCATTTGGCGTTACATAATATTTTAAATTGCCAAGACACTTTTCAAAGCATCTTCCTTCTATCACGGATAATTTATAATCATACGATCCGCACCTGTACGGCTTGTGCCATTGGTTATCAAAATAAGAATTGATTAAAAAGATTTGCGTTCCTGTTGTTCCAGCTAACACATACATTCCGGTGTCAAAAGTCAAATAGCAAGCGGCATTATCCATCAGGTGCCAAGTTTCACTTAGGGAGTTTGTTTGGCCCCGCAAATTTAAACCTTTATTTATTTGTAAGTCGTGAGTGCATTCTGACGGACCTTCTAGGACAACGGGAATATCTTTATAATTTAGATCGTCAACTATCTTTTGCCACCCTGCTTTGCCAATATCCCTATCAGGACCGCGAATAGAGGCATTAACCAAAACATAATTACTTATTTGATCATTTGTAGTTCGTTTTTCTGGCAAAAAAATGATCTGCTCTTCTTCTGGCAAAAGAGAAAACCCACATTTATTTGCGATAAACTGTTTAATGTTTATGTTGAACCACAAGGGGTCTGGCCCCGACAAAGGACGAAAACAAAACGGATTACCTTGCTGAGAATCAAAATCAAAATCTTTGAGAGAAAAGATTGAGTCTACGTAAGGACTTGTCTTAAACAATTGTGGATGCTGGGTCACAACATCTACCTTTTGTTTAAAAACTGAGCTTAATTTTTTAAGCGTTGGGAAAAACCAAATTGCGTCTCCTAACCCAAACCAACTAGGCTCGGTTGACAGAACGATTTTTCTTTCTGGCATTGGTGCGCTTTTCTTGCTTCAGCTTATCCTTGGCGTACTTTTCCATTCCTTCTACGGTCATCACATCAAGCTTTGTTGTTATGTACTCGTAGAATTCTGGAAAGTTATCTCGCATCAACTTTAGATTAATAATGGTCGAACTTGCAGACGGGCGATTAAAAGAATTATAAAGAGTCTTGATGGCGTCTTGATCACCTTCCATTACCAGCGACCGCAGATTAGGACTAAGGAAAAATGCTACCATGCAATCAAGCAGGCTTTTCGCCATTAAAGTTGTGGTGGTGGTGAAGTTATCTTGGCTGACAAAAAATGTCTTTATTGGAATATTCCAAACAGACATCACCTCGTCTCCATAGCAGATTTTAACGATAAGACCTTTTTCTTTAAGCTCTGACCAGATAACGTCTCCTAAACAGCTATGGCAAACCTCAAAAAAGTTTGAAACTTTCTTTTGAAATTCTACGGGTGTGGCAGATTCATCTTCTGAACCAGCGATTTTTTGAGTTAGTTGAACTATGACTTTTTTGAAGTTCTTTCGGGTGATTTTCTTGCCGACAAAATCTTCGACATCGGTTTTAATCTTTGACAGTTCAGAGAATACTTTCTCTTCCTGTTCTTTTTTGGTCATCATATTAGGCGTGAATTAGATTATCTAATTCGTTTTGAGTGATTTTGAGAACCCAGCCTTGGACATTTGTCCAATATTCGATTGAGGAATCGAAAAGATCTTTCTGTTTATTCTCTACAGAGAATGGTTCATCTTTGTAAAGGGTAATTGTTTGATAAGGAAGTCCAAGCTTTGGATTATCAGCAAGGACGGAAAAAGTCGATGTTGGCTTATAGTACTTTATCATTTGTGGAGAATAGTTCAATTGCGCCTTGGAAAAGATAGGAGTCTTGAGTCCAATAGTTATGGTTCATCCAGCCAGAAATGACAAGGCAATATTCCTTGAAAACATTTCCTTGTTGCTCTACGAGAAGGCAAGTATTTTTTAGCTCGCCTTCCAGAATATTAACATATAAATATGGATTTTTATCTGAAACAACATCAACAAAATAAGTCGATGTCAGGTTGATTCCAATTTTTTGAGCAGAAACATTTGGAATAACAAAACGAGCTTTATATTTCATGTTACGTTTAGGAATTTCTTGATTTGTGAAACAGCTTCATTCTTTTCTTCCACAGCCTTATCAAAGAAAAGTTGCTGATACATAAGGTTAGTTTGAAAAGCTAATGAATCTGCATAAGCAGCTACGCCATCTTTAAGTTTATCATTGGTGATAATTAGGTTCTCTGGGATCTTGTAGCCACATTTCTGGATCGTGTTAGCGCAGTCGGCATCGAACAGCATCACAACGTCAGACATCAAAGCTTCATAGAAACGGTTGGCAAGAAAAGCATAGTTAGTATGAGTATGCTCGTCTTCCATATAAATTGAATATTTAAATTTGCGGAGGTCTTCGTTGTTCTTTTGCCATTCAAGCTTTGGCATATAGTTGCAATCGCAACCAAGAGCTTGGAACTTCTTCCAGTTTTTGCTGGAGGCTGAAAGGAAAACACCCCTTGTCAAGAACTTCTTAAAAGATTCTGCCCGCCACTTACGATAGGTTCCATAATAAATAACTCCAGTCTTTTCTGAGCAGTTTACTGGGGTTCTATCTGGATCAATAATCAAAGAATTTAAATTAACTGTGAGCCACTTGTGAATAAAGTCATTAAGTTTTCTATTTGCGATATTCTTGTTCAAAATCCAATGGCGATATCCTTCTCTTGGATTGTTGCAGATCATATCGTACACTAAGCCCATATTGATTACGCCCCAGCGCAAAAGCTGATTGTCTTCAACATCGTGATCATTTACGAGCCAAATATAACGCGCCTTTGGGTTCTTCTCAAGGATTTGCCTGTAAGGTACATGAGGCATATAAGGCGAAGCATAAGCGCAAATGATTACATCGTATTGCTTGGCAAGCACTTGTGGAAGTGCGTATTCGCCATCAAGAAGATCCGCACCAAGAGCGCGCTTTAAGATTAGACTATTGCGACAATGCACGATAGACGTATCACTGTAGTCTTCGGCAAGAGGCTTGCGTTTGCTGGTCGCTTCGATAATTAAAATATTCATGCTTTACAAAAATCTCCTTGCTCGTTGGTATAGTATATTTCTTTGAACTCAACATCTTTCAATAGCTTTTGGCAATGTTTGCAAGGTTTGCCCATTGCCAATTTGTCATTCCTATCGATTCGAAAGGTGACTAAAGTATTCTTCGTGTGATCGACTTTGCCAGACTTAATAATTGCACAAGCTTCTGCGTGTAGTCCACTGCCATCAAAATAACCATACTTTTGGTTAATTGGATGCGACTTCTTGGAGTTCTTCCCAATCGAGACTATTTTGTTTTTATTTAAAATAAAAGCAAAGTGACGGCAACGAAGATCAATGCCGTCATAGATGATTAGGTTTCTGGCTAGTTGAACCAGTCTCTCAAACTTCATTCCCTACGGGAATACGGTTTCTCAAAGGTTGTCAAGCTTTTTGAACTGCAATTTTAGAAAAGAGTCGTTATCCTCCACGACATCACTAAATCCGTAAGTTTTTAATAGTTTTAAAAATGAGCCCAGTCTTTTTCTTTTTTTAAATACATTTACGTAAACCTCTTTGAATCCGCAATTAGCAAATACCTGATATGCAGATTTTTTAATATTATCAGTCTGAGCTACATTAGGATCATGAAACACATAATTTAATTCAATTGATATGCTTGTTAATAGCCTAAAAACAAAAACAGAAATTATTCTGCCATTTGGGGCAACAAAAACAACGGAAGTTTTTGATGAGCCTTGAATATTTAAAGCCATCTCTTTCAAAAACATCGAAGGAGAAACTGTGGAGCTTATCCCAAATGCCCCTTGAGCTTTAACTGCAAGCCTCAAAACTTCTGGGATATCGTTAGTTCTTAATGGGCGAACTTCAAAGGATTCTATTTTTATTTGGTTTTTGGCACCCATAAGTGTAATATATTAAAAGGTAAAAGGAAATGTCAAGGGCGTCAAATCAAAAAGTCAATGCGGAGCTTTTCTCGCTAGAGCCAACAGCTTTGTTGGAGTTCTTCATTATTTACTATGATTACATAAACCGCCCAGACGATAAACTTTACATCCACGGCGGAACGAATGGAATTAATGGCTCTGTTTATTGGCAGGGTCAAGAGTACCTTCCTTTCCCCATTCAAAGCTCTGGATTTGAATCTAGAGGAGATGGGACGCTTCCAAGGCCAAAGTTGATGGTATCTAACCAAGATTTTTTTGTTTCTAACTTAATCAGAAGATACAATAATCTTGTCGGGGCCAAGGTCGTAAGAAAAAGAGTCTTTTTAAAATTCTTGGATGCTGTCAATTTTTCAGATGGCATAAACCCTTATGGCTCCGCTGATTCGACAGCGGGATTAGAAGATCAAGTATTTTTCATTTTAAGAAGATCCGCCGAAAATAGGGCAATTGTTGAATTTGAGTTGGCTTCTCCATTAGAAATAGAAAATGTAACTTTCCCAAGAAGAACTGTAATGGCTAGATATTGCAGTTTTCATTATCGCGGAAATGGCTGTCGGTACATGGGTCCGCCAATAGCGGATGAAAACGATCAACAGTTAACGGCAAAAGAAATAAAATTCACTTCTGGCTTAATAAGAAGAAGATACAATACTTCGGACAATGTAGAGCCAAGCAATAGCGCGCAATTTACTAGTAAAATTGCCGCTGCCCCATTTCAAACCCCAGACGGAGAAGATGTAGTTACTTCTATTACAGAGACAGTTACCTATAATGGATCTAGCTATAATGTAATTGGATTTCCCGTTTATGCAGCAGATAATTATTACCTTGAGTACCTTGGTTATTTTAAGGTTGATTACTCAGAAGGTGGAGAATATTATTTTGGGGTTGATCCAGATGATGCTGCGGAAATATTTATTGATGGTAGATTAATTGCTGGAGACTATGGCAAAGGCCCAAGACAAGGATCAGGGCCGCAAGGAACAACGGGATCTATAGTATTAAAAGAAGGCCACCATAGAGTTTTGGTTCGTTTTTACGAAAACGGCGGCACTCAGAACCCAAATCCACAAGGATTAACAGTTTTTTATAAAACGCCTGGTTCTTCAACTTGGACTTCGGTTCCAGCGGCGAGATGGTATTACAACCCTTCAGAAAGAAATCTTTTAACATCGTCTCAAAGATTCTTTTCGTCTTCTCCATTGGATGTTTGGGTTAGTATAGAAATCGCAGCGCTAAGGAATGCGGCAAACAAAGGTTTATGGAAAATGGACACTAATTATAAAACTGGAGACTATGTTTACATAGAAAATCCACATGTAAAAGTTGCTAAAAAAAATATAAACGAAATTCCAAATTGGACTCCTCTTTTGAAATTTTACATGTGCGTCAAAACGCATACGGCAACAGGATCAAAACACCCATCGTTCAGTAGAGAATTTTGGGTTTCAGACCAATGCTCAAAATCCATAAATGGATGCAAGCTCAGATTCGGAGACGATGGAATTTTGCCGTTTGGAGGCTTCCCTGGTACAGAAGAATACGCAATAAACCAATAATGAAATCTATTATAGATCACGCAAATACATCTGAAATTGAGGTTTGTGGGTTCGTGTTAGTTGAAGACGGCGAATTGAAAAGCGAACCAGCCAAAAACATAGCTTCGTATCAAAATGATATATTTGAAATACACCCATTGGAAGTAGTTCGTAAAATTAGAAGCGGTAAACTTGCGGCTATCTATCATACTCACCCAAGCTGCGGAGAACAGGAGTCGAAATTCGACAGATTTAATTGTGAAAATTCTTGCGTTCCTTATTTGATCTATAGCAAGGAAACAAATAAATTTAATTTAATTTTGCCGAGAAAACCTCATGTAAATAAAGAGTATATTGAAATATTAAGGAAAAACTATGACTAATGTATTTTTGTACGGAGAGTTAAGAAATAAATTTGGAGGAGAGTTTGCATTCAACATCAATTCTGCTAGAGAAGCGTTTTTGGCTGTCAATGCTAATAGAAAAGGGTTTTTAGATGAGATAAAAAAGCTAGCGGCAAAAGGAATTTTTTATAGAGTTATAGTTGACGACGAAGTAATAGAGAAAGAAAAACAGCTTCTTATCGCTAAACCTCCTAAAGAGATTCACATTGTTCCAGTTGTGTGGGGAGCAGGAAGAAATGGGGCGGCAATTGGAATGCTTGTAGTTGGAATAGCTCTTGTAGCTATGACTGGTGGTCTTGCAGCGATTGGAATTCAAGGCATGTCCGCTTTTGCTGGCGCCACAGCAACTGCCGCTGCTGGCTCATTGGCTGGAGCCGCAGGATTTGTCGGTTCTCTTGGTATGGCGTTAGCCGTGCAAGGCGCAATGACCCTTCTTTTCCCGCCTCCAAAACCTGACTTTAATCAAGAAGTTCAAGCTGGCGGTAAGTCTTATTTGTTTGGCAATAAACCGTCTAACGCTTCTCAAGGTCAAGCTGTACCAGTCGGCTATGGAAGACTAAAAATAGGATCTTCTCAAATAAGTTCAAGCGTTGATCATTACGGAATAAACGCAGACGTAAAGCAGCTAATGGCTCCTGTAGATAAGCCAATTGATGATTACACTCAGTTAGAGTTTGCTGATGAGCAAGAGCTTACCCAGCAAGATTCATTTTCGACCAATCAGTCTGCTATCTTTGAAGAGCCATTAAACATTTACTACATAAATGTATTAAACTCTTACATAGACATTCTGACAAAAAGTGCAGAAAAAGTAGTTTCTAGACCTGTTGAAGTTGTTGTAAGAAAAAATACAGAAATAATTTCTAATCCAGATCTTCCAACTTATGATGCGGATATAAAATATCAGTGGGAAGAGGTAAGCACAGACGCTTCCAAAGGACAAGTTAGAATAGAAAATCCATATTCTTTTAAAACAGGAATAATTTTAAGATCGTATCACTCCCCTGATTTCACTGTCACGAATGATTATGACAATATAACAAACATTGATCCAAGCTATTTTACTTCTTATGAAGTTGGAGATTTAGTAAGATTTGGGCCTCAGCAATTTTATAAATCAAAATTTCTTTCTTACGACGCTAGCTATGAATATAGAAGTGGAGAATTAGTTAATTATCCGACAGGAGCAGACACGGAGACATTTTTTCAAGCCAAAGAAAATGACAGAACTGGTTTCTCTGGTCTTACCCCAACTGGTAGTAACGGCTTAGTGAGGACAGATTATTGGAGAAAAATTCTCCCGCCTCCTTTAGAGTATTTGTATAAATGCACTGCCACAGTAACTGGACATTTGCCAACCACTGGTGCATTAGACGCAAACGGAGCCCCAATTGCAGAAACTAATTTTTGGACAAGGGTAGAATCGCCCTCTAACACAGAGCAGATGAACACTTTGTTTAAAGATTACCCATCTTACACTGATAATAAACAATTCGTTCATGTTGGAAACTTTGATGGCTTAAACGAACCAGGGATCCAAGGTGTAAGCTCTAATTTAGATAATTATGGAATGGAGTTTCTTGGATATTTTTATGTCTCGGTCGCTGGCAGAATAAAGAGTGTTTATGAGCTGGGGACTGCCCAAGGCGCTTATGAAATAATTAAAGTTGGTAATACTGGTCAATGGAGCGGCCTTGGTTTAACTGGTCAAGGAGGAGTCGCATTAACTCCAAGAATAGGCGCCACATTCAATAAAACTGCGACACAAGGAGCCAGCGATGGCAAAGTAGCGCAAGTTGCCGAGTTTCAATTCAAACTGGATTCTGACGATGCTGCGGATTTATTTATAGATCAAAGTGGAGTTTCTACATATTATGGTGGGCATGGAATGTATTCTGGATTTGCAAATCCACTAAACCCAACAACGGGAGAGATACATGCTCTCCATTCAACAGTCAATCCAATTTATTTAACCGCTGGCTATCATCGTTTATACGCTAGAGTTCAAGATTCTAGAGGGGCAGAAGGAATAACTATCTACCATAGATACGATACAGATAGAAATGGATCATATTCAGATTGGGCAGTACTTCCAAAAGAAAAGATTTTTTATTCAAATGATGACTTGCAGTTCCCAAGAGATGAAAAATTCTTGGAGCAAGGAATTTCTGGATATATAACCCCAGCAGATGGACAGGGAGAAAGAATGGTGAGCGGGCAAAGTTATAAAATAATAGTTCCAAGCTCAACTTCTTGGACTCAATTAGGAGCAGCTTCTTCAGCCGCTGGGACTGTATTTTATTACAATGGAGGTGATGCTGGAACTTCGGACGCCAACGCAAGAGTAACAAAAGATTTTGTAAATTATGCCCAACAAAATTCGGCAGAATCAAATAGGCTTGTCAGATTTGTAGCTAACAGAAGAGAAGTTAACGGTTCTGTAGACAATGGTTATGCAACTTATAAAGCGAGATATGTTTGTAAGGCAACCATAGGTGATAGAACTACAATTTCTGCATCTCCTGTAAGAATGAATGTTAGATTTATTCCAATGGAGCTTTCGAGAGGAACTTCTAGAGACGCATTCTTGCCGCCTCAATCTCAAGTTTAACGTGAAAATTTTAAATCCATATAGATTTTACAGAGGAGGCAAAGGAGAAACGGATACTCCTGCGCTGGAACCACCAAGAAGGCAAGATCTCAGAAGGTCTATTTCGATTTCAGAAAGCGTTGATGTTCTTTGTGAAGGGCCGATTTATGGCCTTGTTGATAAATTTGGCAAAAAAGTATATGGGTTGGATATGTTAAAAGGCATTTATCTGAATAAAACTCCAGTTATGAACGCAAATGGAGAATATAATTTCAGAAATGTTTCAATGGAAATTAATCTTGGAACTGAAAACCAAAAGCCTTTGGCAAACTTTAGAAATGTATACATAATGAAGCCCGCTTCATTTAAGCTTTTAGGTCCAATAAATAATCAACTTACTCCAGATGGCTCAATTGATAAAAGATATAGCAATGGAGAAAAGGGCGTTCCAGCAGTAAGAAACTTTTCTGATTGGGCTGCTGGTTGGCCTACGCAGCCTCAAGACCCATTTGTTTTTGTTCATCAAATACGAAACAAAGATGTTAAAAAAATAAGAATAAGTCTTCTTGTTGAAGCTTTATTCGATACCGTAGATATTGGACAAGGCGGAAAAGGAAAAGATATTGGTCTTAGTAAGCCAGCTACTGTTAAAATTTTAGTAAAAACGGGCGTCGATGGGGCGGCTCCATTTCAAGTTAAAGAATTTCCAATAACAGGAACAGCGCAAGCTCCTTTCGCGCTAACCCTTGGAGAACAAATTTCTCAGCCATTTGGACAAGGAACCTACAGATCAATTGGAGGAGGTGGCGCGGGAGGTATGATACTAACAGGGCCAACTGGAGGCTCATTCTCTGGCTTTAGAGACTTTTACGGAAGCATTTTTTATAAAGAAAAACTGCCAGTAACACCGTTTGTTTCATCATAAAATGCAAAATCAAAAAACAATAGAAGAGATTATCGCATCTAGCATAAAGCCTAGAAATTATTCTGATATTTTGGCGATTATTTATAATTTGAGAAAAAGAGAGAAAAAGGACTATTTCCCGCAGGCTTTTCAGAAAAATATCATTAGCTCTACAGCCATTGGTGACAGCGGGACTTACAGTGTATTTGACGCAATCAACTCTTCGTATTCAAGAAGCTCCACAATGACTTTGGCAGGAAGAGCCAGCTATGCGGAAACAAATGGGGCGACAGTTGTAGAAAAAAAAGCAATAGGCATTTTTGCATGGATAGACGTAAATCGCCAAGGATCTCCATTTTATTTGCCAGAGGCTAAGTCCATTCAGTGCCCAGGCTCTCAAATTCAAAGCAATGGGCAATTTTCTTTTGATGTCCCAGCCTCGATTATGCAAAGTTTAAGCTTAGGAACTCATTACATATATATTGACGCATCTTCTCCAGATAATCCAGCAGTAAGGTTGACTGCTTCTGGAACAGGCACAGACCCAACAAACTTGTATACTTACAATGTAAGAAGCTTTACAATAACTGCTTAAAACTTATAATATATAAATGAGTGATCCGAACGAAGGTGGAAACGGTGGAGAAGATGGCGATGTAGTAGATCAATATCTACAAATATCGTCCAACGAAATAGTTTTGCCAGAATCAGTAAATGGAAAAGATAGGTATGTAACTATAGAAAAAATCTCTGCGGAAACAGTTTCTCCTTTGATAAAAAAGGATGTTTCCGTTGACTCTATCTATGAAATCATAGATAGAAACTTTTCGTACCCATTAACAGCCCACGTTGGATTAAAATTTGACTCAAGAAGCTTTTCTCAAGTTCCAGCAAAAGAGTTTGATGTCAAAATGAAAAAAATTAAAGTCCCTTCCAATTACTTTCCAATTGGAGGAGATGGATTGGATAGGCGATATGTATTTTCTAATCCAGACTATCCAGCAAATCCAACGACTTTAGATGCGGTATTTATTGTGGATCAAAACATGAATTCTGCAACTCGCGCTCTTTTGAGAAGAAATTTGCAGTCGTTTTTAACAAAATTAATTGCTGGATATACAAATGTAAGATTCTCAATTTGGCAAACGGCTGCATCTGGGATTAATACAATAATTAATGAAAAGACAGGTGATACTATAAATGGATTCACCTATTATGATTCTTACTTCTTTAAAGAGGTAGAAACTCCAGATTCGACTGGAGCTAATCAAACAAATCTTTATAAATTATTAGATTCCGCACTTGGAGCAGCGCAATTAAGCCCAGCAACGAATCCAGATGAAACAATAATCACAAATTTCTTCCTTAGAAAGAGTCAATTTTCAATTACTGATGAAGTCGGCAAAGCTTCAGAAGCGTCTTTGCTGCAATCAATTTGGAAAAATACCGTAAGAAAAATAATTTATTTTTCTGGTTCTACTCCAGAAGTAATGCAGCCGACAACATATAACTTGTTGCTAAATCAAGCTGCTGAAAACGGAATTCAAATATACTATTTAAATACAGATCCAGATTTTTCTGGAACAAGAACTTTAAGAGAGTTGGCAATAGAAACTGGAGGTGCCAAATTTAATCTTGGGCATGATTCAGACATTAAGCTTCAGCAATTCTGTGACACTAATTTTTATGATAGCAATAAGATTTATTACGGAGATTGGGACGGAACGTTCAAAATGGCTTGGACTGACAACCCTGCTTGGATTTTGTATGACATAATTACAGATTTTAATTATGGTCTTGGAAATTTTATAGATTTAGGATCTGTTGACAAATGGAGCTTATATGATATTGGGCGTTATTGTGATGCAGTAGATGATGATGGTAGATTTAAAGGAGTGCCAGATGGTAAAGGCGGGCTTGAACCAAGATATACGTGTAACATAATTTTTTATAATAAAGATGAAGCTTACAATATATTAAAAGACGTAGCTGCTATCTTTAAGGGCATAGTCTATTGGAATACAGAAGGGTTTTCTTTTTTTGCTGATAGGCCAAAAGACCCTATTATGTATTTCGCAAATGCGAATATTAAAGATGGGGCTTTTCAATATACTGAAACGGCAAGAAACAAACGATATACCGCAGTTGAAGTTGTATACAACGATAGATACGATGACTACAAAACAAAAATGGAGTTTGTGGAGGATGTCGATGGCATAAGAAAATATGGATTAAATCCATTTAAAGTTAATGCCGCTGGCTGCACTTCAAGATCAGAAGCAAAAAGAATTGGTCGATACATATTATATAGTTCAATATTTGAAGCTGACAATGTAAGTTTTACAGCAGGAATCGAGGCCGCATATCTACAACCAGGAGATATTTTTGGCGTTAGCGATGAAGTCAGAAATATTGGCAGAACTTTCGGAAGAATATTAGCAGTTGACCAGTCTTCAAATTCAATCAAGATTGATGGAGAATTTAAGGCTCCAACAGCGCAAGATCCTTATGGTCTAGATTCGGGCGTATACATTCACATTCCGTCTGGAAATTTTGCTGTTTCAGATTTAAACGCTCTTACTGGCAGCGATGGAGATTTTACTGGAACTCTCGCTCAAATTAGATCAAGAAGACAGACGCAAACAAGAAAATTTAATATACATACGGTAAGCGATGATCCATACGGAGCAACATTAACATTAACAGGGGATTTTTGCCTTCAGAACGTCGTAACTGACGTATACCCTATAGAGGGAAGAATTTCTGGCGCAAATTATACTGGTCAGACGCTTTTAACTGGATCTGTATACAATTTCCCGAATCATGTCGTTGCTGGAGGTAATCCAAGATGGGATTCTTTAAGCTTCTCTGATGTCTCTGGTGTTCTTTCTGATTTTGAAATAGACATCGATTTTCTTGGAACCGCTGGAACTGGACAAGTGATTGGAAATGAAACGAATTGGACTGGCAATATCGCTTATTCAATTTCTTCAAATTCAGTTTTTAATATTAATGGTTCAACAGCTTTATCTATAGGAACAAGTCAGACTTATGCGGCAAGAATAAGTGCCGCTGGGACGGTGACTGCATCTGGAGCAATATCTGATTTAAATGCAATATTTGCTAATGCTATATATGATAGCGCAAGTAATGGAGATGTGGTTATTGTGTTTACAAGAGGAACACAGGTAAGCAATCAATTCGTGCCAAATTCAACTTGGGCATCTCTTGCAGCGACAGAAATATTTAAAATTGGGAAAGACAACACTAGTTCTGCAACAGCTAATTATGGCTATGCCTGTGCATTAATCAAAGGTGGGTATAGAGTTTTAGAAAGGGCTTCCAAAACCATTGGAGAATATGGCAACATATTATTTACTTATAGAGACCTTTTAGCTTTTTCTAGATTAAGACCATACTACACTTTTGTTCAAGCTGATTTTGGAAACAGAAATGAATCTAGCCATTTAGAATGGGTGAAGGGTGTTGGTTATTCTGTAGGAGATGTAGTAAAGGTAAGTTCAGTTCCATACATATGTACAAAAGCGCATACTTCTAGTAACACATTCGCAGAAGATTATGACGCAGGAAGCGCATCAAAATCAAAATGGAGCTTAGGAAATAATCTAGGTTTTTATACAGTTGGATTGCCAAAAAATTTTTACGGCACAGAAAAAATTTATCTAGACACTTCTTTAACTTCTACTCATGTCTCTAATGCTTTTAAATCTTTAGGATTAGATGTTTATGTTGGAGCGGGGACTCTAGGCCAAACAGATTTAAGAACGTTGGCGGAATCAAATGGAATTGGCTACAGCGGCCTTATTTACGGAACTGGGTATCCGAGAGGCTTTTATAATTTATCAGTTGACACAAACCCAAGAAATCTTGATTTAATCAAAGAAGGTTCTCTTTATGTATTAAGCGGTTCTGGCGTCGAACCAAAATTGTATAAAACTATTGCTATAAAAGAAGAAGAAGCCAATCAATACGGAGTAGTTGGAATTGAATATATTGCAGATAAGGAGGAATTCATAGAAAAAGATATTATTGATACATCCCCAAGTTATTATGTCAGGGGTCCATATGACGTTGTAATTAAACCAGAAAAGCCAAGTGCGATAACTTCTACTGGCGTATATCAAGAAACAGGCTTATATTTTACTTGGAATGCTAGCGTGAGCCCAATTACAGGGTATAAAGTATATGTAAGTAGGCCAGATTACTCTACGACAAACGAATATGATTCTATTACCGAATCTTATTCTGTTCCATCTGGAACAACAACTTTAACTATTCCAATTAATGGAATATACGGAGCTTACGATATAGATGTTTATTCGCAAGGAGTTCAATACAAATTGCTTTCAACCGATCCAGCATCAACAGGAGTGGTGCTTTTGCCAACTCCAACGTTATCAATTGAGGGAGCGACATTAACTTCTACAATACCAAGCGGATTAACTATTGATACAGCAGATGTAGACAGCGTATATTATCGATTAACATATAGCGCCACACATTCTGGATTGGGCGCTGGTAATTTTACATCTTCGGACGTAACATTCCGCTGGAAGTATATTGACCCAACTGGAGGGGTGATCGGCACAATAGAACAAATGCTCGAAAATCCATTCATAGATCTACCACCAAAAGTAACGCTTCATGTTTTAGATCAAGCTGGCAATATAGTTGACGAGATAAAAGAATACCAAGGATTTTCTTATACTATAACTAAGAAACAAAATGCAAAACTATTTAGTAGAGAAAAAGACAATCCAAGAGATGTCGATGCCTCTAGATATTTGGGCTTGAGATTAACCGTAACAGACAACACAAATCAAACAAAAACTGGTACTTTATACGCTTATAATATTTTACCACAATACACAAATATCGAAGTAATTGATTCTTATCAAAACTCCCCTTACTACATACTTTCTGGATATTATGGGCACAGTACGTTTACTGGAATAGCGCTTTGGAACCCACAGAACAATACGACCACAGGAATAATCTCAGGATCTGGCGTAAGAAATTGGACTGGCGGAGCGAATTATTTGTTAAGAAGCGAAGATGAATCAAGAGAGATTTATTTTCAAGATATTTCTGGAGCTTTTCTAAGTGCAACAGGCTACAACGGAACTGGCATAACAGCGACAGCCACAAGAAAAGGAGTTGGAATAAATTTCAGAGGAACGGGAGAGCCAGATTATGAAGCATACGCTTACGCTTACGATGACTTAATAACTCATTACAATACATACATAAACAAAAGTATGCCACTTGCGGTATGGGCTAAAGATCACTACGAAAAAAATGTCATAGGAGGTAATAACGAACCAAGAGTTCTACCTAGGACAAAAAATAATCCACTAGGAATTGCAAATTTAAGTGAAATTACTGCTCCAAACGCCACTGGCTTTTCTGGGATCGCCTTCACCACTTTAACAGAAAATATATCAAAGGGTGAAATTATATTTAATTGTTATGCTGTAACATCAAATAAAGATGTGTATGGCGTTGATATTTATACTGGAAGTTCGCCAAATTTCCAACCAGACACTTCTGAGGCATCATCTAATATGTTTATGTATATGCCTCTTGAAAAAACAAGAGCTTATTCTAATACTATAGCTTTGGGAGCGGGGCTTGAAACTGGTATTTGGTATTATTTTAAATTTAGACCTTGGGATGATTTTGGCGAAGGAGAGATGTCTAATGCGGTAAGCGGATATTTAGAAGTTGAACCAGGTGAGCCTGTTATAACAAAACCAAATACTTTGTCATTAGATGGCGGTAGAGGAGAAGTTAATCTAATAGATATTCATAAGCAAGCCTCTTTAATTAGGGGAAGAAAGTATCAAATTAGACTTTTGGGAAGCACTGTTAATTGGACGCAAATAGGAGCAGAATCTGCTATCGTTGGAACAGAATTTATTTATAATGGAGGGACAATAAGTGGTAGTGGAGGCTTTGTAAAAAGAGTAGAAGTTAAAACTACGCTTTTGCCCAGTTATCTTAATTCAATTATTTTAGTTTCCCTGCAAAGTGATTCCACGTTGATTCTACCATCTGATGTGCCAGAGGGTTCAAAAGTTATAATTATCAACAGAAGGAACCAAAACAATCTCTACGTAGAAGATGCAAATAGAAATCTTATTTCCATTGTCCGTAAAAACGATAGGGCCGAGCTAATCAGAGATGAATCTGAGTGGCTCGACCCTAGAGGAGACCCGATTTACGTATAATTAAAACTTCATATCAAACACAGATTCATCGATCTTATTGTCAACGCCTTTGACATAAGATGAGATTTCTGTCTCTTGAGGGGCTACTTGGATCTT